GATTTTACTCGCACAAAATATCATGATGGTTTACTTCCCATTGATACCTATAAGAGGGACGTAGACGAAATTTCTTCTATTCCTTACCAACATGATTGGGAAACTTTACGTTCCGAGATTCAAACATTTGGACTACGACACTCAACACTGTCCGCACAGATGCCATCGGAGAGCAGTTCCGTTGTGTCAAACGCAACAAATGGAATTGAACCACCAAGAGGATATTTGTCTATTAAAAAATCAAAGAAAGGTCCTCTCAAACAAATTGTTCCCCAATATGGATCACTCAAAAACAATTATACTCTTCTATGGGACATGTCTGATAACACTGGTTATATTAACATCGTTGCCGTCATGCAAAAGTTTTTTGACCAAGCCATCAGTGGAAACTGGTCCTACAACCCAGAAAACTATCCAGACAACGAAGTTCCAACATCAGTAATGGCTAGTGATCTATTGAGAACATATAAGTATGGATGGAAGACTTCATACTATCAAAATACATATGATCATAAAACTGATGAAGTAAAAGAGGACACTACCAGACAACAGTTGGATAAACTACTAGATGAAATTATGTCTTCTAGCGAAGAAGATTGTGAAAGTTGCAAAATTTAATTAAGACAAGGAGATTCAAATGGTACAAGGAATGACAGTTTTTAATACGAGTACTGATGTAGATACTCGTAAACAACCAATGTTCTTCGGTCAACCACTAGGTTTGCAACGATACGATCATTATAAGTATCCAGTTTTTGATAAACTTACTCAACAACAATTGGGGTATTTCTGGAGACCTGAGGAGGTCTCCCTCCAAAAGGATCGTGCAGATTATGCACAACTTCGTCCAGAACAAAAACATATTTTCACTTCCAACTTGAAGTATCAGATCATGCTTGATTCCGTTCAAGGCCGTGGTCCTGGTATGGCATTTATTCCATACTGTTCTCTTCCTGAACTAGAGGCTTGTATGGAAGTGTGGGGATTTATGGAAATGATTCATAGTCGTTCATATACATACATTATTAAGAATGTGTATTCAGATCCTGCAGAAGTTTTTGATACAATTCTAGATGATGAAAAAATTATGAGTCGTGCAACAAATGTCACGGGTGCTTATGATGACTTTATCAATTCCGCACAAGAATACGGTACTTCCTCTGCATGGAAATTTGCACAAGAGGGTGCTGGATATGCAAGAGAAGAACGTATTGAACTTAAAAGAAAACTTTACCGTGCTGTCGCAAATGTCAATATTCTCGAAGGTATCAGGTTTTACGTCTCGTTCGCTTGCAGCTTTGCGTTTGGTGAACTCAAACTTATGGAAGGATCCGCTAAAATTATCTCTCTCATCGCAAGAGACGAAAATCAGCACCTTGTCATTACTCAAAACATCCTCAATAAGTGGCGTGAAGGAGATGATCCTGAAATGCAACAAATTGCTAAAGAAGAAGAACCTTGGGTAACTTCTGCATTTGAAAATTGTGTTAATGAAGAAAAGGCCTGGGCAAAGTATTTGTTCAAAGATGGTTCAATGATTGGTCTTAATGACAAACTTTTGAATAACTATGTTGAGTGGATTGCAAATCGTCGTATGAAGGCGATTGGTTTGAAAACACTTTATGATATTCCCGCAAAGAACAATCCTCTTCCTTGGACTGAGCATTGGATTTCTTCTAAGGGTCTTCAAGTTGCACCTCAAGAAACGGAAGTTGAATCTTATGTTGTTGGTGGTATTAAACAAGATTTGAAGAAAGACGCTTTTGCTGGTTTTAAACTGTGATCTAAATATTAATAACAACTGAATTGAACTAAGTTTTATGACTACTCAAACTAAAATTCCGAGGGTAGTGTCTGAAGAACTACCCTCTAATCCTTTTTCTTTTGAAGTTCTTGCACTTGCATCAAAACAAAAATCGAATGCAAAAAAAGTTGAGGTTCTTCAAAAGTATGCAGATCCATCATTAAAAACTATCCTTATCTGGAACTTTGATGAAAGTATAATTTCTATGCTTCCAGAAGGATTAGTTCCTTATGCAAGTGTAGGACAACAAAATGTACGTTCTGGTAATCTAAGCGATAACATTAGTAGGGCTGTAGAAATGATGAGTGATTTGGAATCCAATTCTATTGGATCTCAGGATCAAGGAAGAACTTCTATCCGTAAAGAATACACTTACTTTTATAATTTTGTAAAGGGTGGTAATGATCGTCTCTCTAGCATGAAGAGGGAAACAATGTTTATCAGTATCCTTGAAGGTCTCCATCCTCTTGAGGCTGAGATTCTCATGTTAGTAAAAGATAAGAAACTACAAACTAAGTATAATATTACTAAACAAAATGTTTCGGATGCATATCCTGACATTCAGTGGGGAAACAGGTAATAAAATCCTAAATAACAAGGTGTCGAAAAAATAGTACTATGACCCTAGATCTTCATAACTTTTTTAAGTTTTATGATGAGAAGAACCCAAATCACGTTGCTGCGGTTCAGTGGTTGGAAGATAAACTTCCAGAAAAATTCCTAGACGATGCAGAGACTGATTGGATTGGTATTTTTAGAACTAAACCACCAACTCCAGCAGTTCTCAATGTTCCATACTTTAACCAAGTAGATAACTACAGAGATGCACATAGAACTTGCAACAGTTCGTCATGTGCTATGTGTCTTGCTTTCCTCAAGCCAGGAAGCATCAAAGGCGACGACGAATACGTTAAGAAAGTATTTGCGATTGGTGACACTACTGACCATGCGGTACAGACAAAGGTACTTGCAGGTTATGGAGTTAAGTCACACTTTAGTTACAATCTTTCTTTCGCTGATATTGATAAAAGTCTCGATGCTGGGAAGCCTGTCGTTATTGGTATCCTTCACAGGGGTTCTCTTTCTGCACCTACTGGTGGGCACATGTGTGTTGTAATTGGTAAGACTCCAGATGGTAAAGGATACTATGTCAATGATCCTTATGGTTCATTGAACGATAATTATACTGGTCCAGTTACAAATGGTAAGAAGACCATTTACACCAAAGCAGTTCTTAAGCATCGTTGGTGCCCAGGTGGCAACGATGGTTGGGGTCGTATTTTTGACTGATACAAAAGGAGAACAATCATGGCAAGAGTAGATTTACATAACTTCTTTCAATTCTATGATGAAAGAAATCCTAATCATGTCAAAGCTGTTCAGTGGTTGGAAGATAATCTTCCTGTTGAGTATCTTGGCGATAACGTAGAGTGGGCTGAGATTTATCGTGGAAAAAAGACTAGTGCTGCACCAGCATCTACTCCCGCTGCTGCAGCTCCAGTAACTGGTGGAGATGATCTACCGATGATGGGTCTTAAATTAATCAAAGAGTTTGAAGGATGTCACTTAAAGGCATATCCCGATCCTCTCACAGGTGGACTTCCAATCACAATTGGTTGGGGATCAACCCGTAAGAAAGATGGTTCGTCATTTAAACTTGGTGATACTTTAACTCAGCAAGAAGCAGATGAACTTCTTATCGAACAATGTAAGAAAGAATTCCTTCCTGCCTTGCGTAAAATCCCTCATTGGAGTGAAATGTCTGATGGAAAAAGAGGCGCTCTGCTCAGCTTTGCTTATAATCTTGGTGCCGGTTTTTACGGTGGTGATAACTTTAATACTATTACTAAACGCCTGAAAAATAAAGAGTGGGATTTAGTTCCTGACGCTCTTTATCTCTACCGCAATCCTGGTTCAAATGTGGAAGCAGGTCTTGCACGTAGAAGAAAGGCAGAGGGTGAAGCCTGGAAGAAGGGATAAATAGTTACAATCATAACTGATTCTTGATCTTAAATGGTCTGAATCTACATAGTCCGAGTCCTCTGTGATTCGGTGAATACTTTACTTTTAAACATAACTTCGGTTTGTTTTGTTTAGTACACACTGAACTCACAGAGGATTCTTATGTCTTACGCTACAAGGGCGCTTGCTGTAGCGTCTGCTCTTTTAATGGGGGCACCAACAGCATTCGCAGATACAATTTCTGGTACAGATTTCGAGACTGGAGATACTTCAGGATGGAATACTGGAACTCAAACTGGAACACTAGATGCCACAATCGGTGGAAATGGAACTGGTGTGAGTGTTGTCGATAATCCAGTTATTTTTAATGCTGGATCTTTCCCCGCAGTAGGAAGCCCAACACTACAAGACGGTTCTCCTAATCCATATCACGCACCCGCAGTAACACCAACCACTTGGGAGTTTGCTCCTTATGGAACTGCTGGTGCCGCACTACAACCAAACGGTCAACAAACATTTAACCAAGCAACAGAAGCACTTGGTTTAACTGCAGAACAAAATCAAGCAATTAAAGACCTTCTTACTCAACAACAACAAGCATCAGGACTTGGAAATCCAAATCCAACTGACGCTGCTTGGATTACCAAATCAGTCACTTTGGAGACTGGAAAAGTTTATACGATGTCTTGGAACTATATTGGAACTGATTATGTTCCTTTCAATGATGGTTCTATCACTTCACTTGTTTATCAGGGATCTGGAACTTCCCCATCAGTAACAGTTAATAACCAACTTCAAAACTATGCATTACTTGGATTTACCAATCCAGGAACAGGTGATTATTCAACAGGTTCTTTTGGTTCTACTGGATGGCAGTATTCAACTTATCAAGTAGGCGCTGATGGTGATTATCTCTTGGGATTTGCAGTATTCAACCTTGGAGATACAGCATTATCACCAGTTCTTTTAGTTGATAGTCAACCTGGAACTACAACAGCAAATGGTGAGGCATTCACTCCTGTTGCTCCAAACAATCCAGATGCACCATCTGTTGATGAGGTAGCACCAACTCCAACTCCTGAACCCACACCAGAACCAGAACCAACTCCTGAACCCACACCAGAGCCAACTCCTGAACCAACACCAGAGCCAACTCCTGAACCCACACCAGAGCCAACTCCTGAACCCACTCCTGAACCAACACCAGAGCCAACTCCTGAACCTACAGCAGAACCAGAACCACCAACATTATTAAACTCTGTGACTGTTCCTGCACCAGGACTTCCAGTTGTTGTTACCACAGAAGTAACACATAAGGCATCTGAGAAGGATGGAGTTCAGAAGATTAGAAGAGACTTTGCAACTACAAGTCAGACTCCATTATTGAAGCAAGATACTTATAGTGATGGAACCGTCGTAAGTTCATTACTTCTTTCTGTTGATACTGAAAATACTCACGATGTTCTTTCTGGACGCACTGACCAGTATGAAGTTTTAGATAAGATTGGTGGTGGATTACAAAATCTTCTTATCCACGAACCATCTAAACCAACCACTGATAAAGTAAGAGTATTCAGTAATAACTATTATGCTTGGTCTTCTGGTGAGAATGGATACGATGGTAAGACTTTAATTATTGGTGGTGGATTAGAGATTGATATTAAACCAACCTGGACGATTGGTGGTCAATATAATAATATGAATATTGATTTAGGTGGTGTTGATAGTACTTCTAAACTCCTGAAAAATCATTATGGAATATTCAATATGTTGCGTGGCAATACATTCTCACTATTAACAAATGCTGGATTTGCACAGAACAAATATAACGTATCCAGAAATGTTCAGGGTGTCTTCAACAATGAAAGTTCAACACAAGGAAAAGAGTGGTTTGTAAATAACAGACTATTCTGGCATCTTAATAAGAATTTAAGACCATTTGTTGGATACACTGTTGGTAACTACCAGAGAGATGGATTTACTGAGAAAGGTTCTATTCAATCCAGAAGAACTGTTGATACTATAAACAAAACTTCACATTCTGGTGAGGTAGGTCTAAATATTTCACACCGTTTTGGTGGAAAGAAAAAGGATTTATTTGGAGTAACTGTTGGTGGTTCTTATGAGACTAGTGGATTGATTGAAGTATCTGCTTCTGTTGATTATAAAGAGATGGTAGTTATTGAAGGGATACATCAAATCAATGATGGTGTTTCCAATACAGCAGTTTCTGCAAAACTTAAATTTAAGTTCTAAAATCCTAAATAACAAAGACATCATCACTAGGAACTGATGGAAAACAAAAGGGAAAAATGTATGAGTCAGATTATTCGTATTGCGATTTTGGGTTGGTCTGCCGCACTATTGACAGCAAGTTACGCTGGTGCTCTCGCTAAAATGGATCCTACCTTTATTGCAACCGTATTCACTGCTTCTGCTGCAACCTTTGGTATTAACACAATGAAGAAGGGTGGTGATGATGATGAAAAGAAGGAAGAACCAAAAAGGGAAGATGTCGTAGAATCTCTCCCTGAACTACCAGCACCAGAAGTTGCTGCCGCAGAACCAACCCTTGAGGAAAGAGTTGAAGTTCTAGAGGGCCAAGTTCAACCCCGTACCGGTGGAGCATAATGTCTAAGTCTGCAAACAAAGGCAAGAAAGGTTCTTCTGGAGGACAAAAAAACTCTAAACAGAATCAAGGTAATGCCACTGCCAAAAAAGCAAAGAATGGTGGAAAGAAAAAATGATGGAATTGATTGCTTTTATGATTGTTGGTTACACTGAGATTAGTCCAGGACAATGCCAACTTGAATATTTTAGATATAATGAAATACACTCGCTGGTTGTACCATGCCAAGAGAATGGAACACTCCAAAAAGGGAGTGTTGGAATGCTCCCATCCATCAAATACTTAAAGCTATAGATAATCACACCCGTCTTCACATGGAGACGGGTGATTTTTGGCATGAAGAACAGGCCCAGATCTTGAGAAAGTATGTAAAAGATTTGAAAGTCTGGATTCATAAACAAGAAGGTTGGTGGAACGAATGAAAAAGTTACTCACCTCAGTTGGTTTAGTTTTATCCTTAGCATTTCCTGCTATGGCGTCATCACTAGCGCCAACACAACCAACAGTAAAACCATACAGTCCAGCAGCAATGGGTTGTATGATTCTCCTAGAATGCACTGAAGGAGTAGAAAAACTCACAGTAGATTCTGAACTACTAAAGGATCCAGACTTTGATCCATTCAGAGAAGAACTAACAAGAATTATTACTGCTCTTGATGGTGTAAATGTTCCCGTTTATGTTGCACCAGAAAGATATTTTACTCCAAGGACAGTAGGATTATATAAACCAAACTACAATCGTTTCTTTGTTGAGACCAACTCCAATGACTATGGATTGGTTAATTGGTTGTGGATTTATGAAACCACAAGAGGGTAAGTATCCTTATTATCCAAATAAAAAAGTAGAGTATTGTACAGAAGGAAAATATTAGAAAGACAATCTAGCTGATAATTTTTTAGCGATTTTCTTAGGAGGGGCGTAGAGAGATTTAAATCTTTCTTGCCCTTCTTTTGTGAATTTTTCTTTTACGGGTTCATCAATGATTACTTTATTCTCAATTTCATAAAGTGTATTTTTCTCTACTTGATCTCTAATGTATTGTTCTACATTATCAACTTGAGCAACTAATCGTGTACCTTCAGATGAGTACTCAAAAATATCAATGTGACCTGATTCAGCCATTACATAATGGAGAACAGGTTTAACTTGTTTGATCTTAATTTTGAATTTATTTTTTGCAGCTTCTTTTAAAAATGGTTCTGCTGCACTTCTTAGACCATTAAAAACTGCGGTTGATGCTATTGTAGCTGCAGTTGTAACTACAGCTACAGCACCAGCCGTAGCAACAAGAGAAGGGTCAGGTAAATTAATATCGACTCCATAAACGGAAAATGTAGGTTGAGGTTTATCTACTGGAACTTCTGCAACTGTAGGTACAGTTTGAGACAGAGGAGTTTCGTTAACTTGGGGCAGTTGAGGAGGGGGAGTAGTATCAGGTAACCCCCTTGATTTTTCCTGTTGTTCTTGTGCCTGTTTTTCACGTTCTGCTTTTACTGCAGCATCAAACTCTGCTTGAGTTGGAACATTAATGACTGGATACTTTATTGCAGTATTCGGAACATCAATGATAGGAACTTCCAGTCCACGAACAACAGGCGCTTCTACAGAACGAACATTTGGTCTGTCTATAGTTGAAATTACAGATGGACCAGATATTCGATTTATGTTTGCACTTGGTACATTGATCGGATTATTTCCGATTATTGTTCTTAGATTTGGATTATCAATTGATTGTATTGGTTCCATTGACCACATCCCCAACTCTTGGATATTTCACAACAACATCAGCACAAATTTTGTGATAAGGACTGTCCGGATGGAACATAATTCCTGACTTGTATGCTTCACCGCATTTTAAAAGTCTTACAAGTTCAAAATCTAAACGTGCTTTGTCTGCTTCTGCTTGTTGTCTTGAGATTTCAACTTTGGCTCTTGATTTGCATAGTTCTTGCAAAGAACCATCTAGAGGAATATTAAAACCCATGGATAATCCAGCATTTCCAGAATAAGATGGAAATTGTTCTGGATCTTGACTTGCATTTCCATTACCAATAATAAATGGTGATATGGAAAATGTGGGGCCTTGACATGAAACTCCAGATCCAAAAGTATTCAAAGCAAAAGGGCCTTGAAGTACCTGAACTGCCTGGTTAGTTACATTACCAGTAGCAGATGCTGAAGGTCCAGCAATGTTTGTATTACTTGGTGCTGGGGCAGTTTGAGCAAATGCAGTTCCTGTTGAGATTACTGCGTAAAGACAGAGATTGATGTAGTGGTTGATTGGGTTTCTGTAGTACGGTCTATCCATGTTTCTTTTGCCACTCCAGGTCCGAGGTAGGTTTCGCTGAACTGGAATGGAGCACCTTGCGTCATAATCGAATAACCAGCACCCCTTTGAGGAACGCCAGGAATGTTGATGTTCGTACCAGTTACAGTATAAGATTCACCAGTTGTATATTCAACTTGGCGGATTGTCTCTATAATCTTTGTAGTAGATTCTGTGGTTGCATTGATTGTACCCCTCGTAAAATTGGGCACAACACTCTCAGCGTAAACGGGAGTACAGATGACTCCCGCCGCTAAAAGCAAAGCGGGAGTTAAATGTCTCATTTGAATACGCTTAGTTCAATGGCTCTTTGACCTGTTGCGGTAGTTCCAGCACCACCAGCTGTAATAGTAGGAACGCCAGTTGGAGAGAGAGTACCTGCGAGGGATCCCTTCTCACCACCAACTTGAGTTACAGTATCTCCATAAAGATTTGGAGTTCCGATAACACCATTCGTTACTGTTTGAGTGGTAACAGGAGTATCCGCAGCATTAAAACTTTCTGAGAAAGTAAATGCTTGACCTGGAGTATTAATGTCGTAGGTTCCAGCACCACCTACACCACCAAAGGATGAGGATTGGATATTGGTTCCTGACGCTGAATATGAAGCACCGATTCTGGTTGATTGAACTGCAGCACCATCAACTTTCAATTGTACGGAATCAGTAATTCTTGATGTAATTTCAGCAGCATTAACTGGGATAGCGAAGAATAACGAAAAGGCCAATAATAGTCTTTTCATTGTTCTTATGATTTTTTGGGCGGCTTATTTAGTATTAAATTATGTTAATTTAAGATTCAATAAAACCATTATTATTTAATTGAGTTTGAACATCTCTAACTTAGTTAAAGTTCCACCAGCGTCTCCACCAATATCTTGACTGGTTGGATTTCCAGTATAAGCAGTAAGTTCAACATAATCAGTACTACCATTCAGAGTTACAATAGCAGAAACATTCATTGTGTATGTGTGTGTTTGTACGCCACATACAGAAAGTGCAGCTGTAGTTCCATTTCTTCTTATCTGAATATTTGACTGGACAGTATTCGTTGCTGCACCTGCTTCCCATTTTACCATTGCATTTATACAATAGTTTCCTGCAACAGTTGGGGTGATACGATTATTTCCAGAGTTGAACCAATTATTACCATCACTAATTGCAGAAAATCCTATCAAAGTATCGGAAAGACTAGTTATAGTTTGGTTTGAGGTTCTTGCTAGTTTTACATAATAATTTCCGGCAGCATTTAGATTACCAGATAATAT